CTGTATGACACCAAAGCATTGTGCGAGGCCTCTGGTGCGGAAGTTAAGGAATACGCAATGATCAATTTCCCACAGAGCTCAGGTGAGATATGGTGCCTAACAGAAGCACAGTTCAAGGAATACCAGGACCACTACAAGATCGGCGACGACGCCTAATTGACATTACCACGTTTCCATAGTATAATTGTGTATGATCCACGCAATGATAGATCTGGAGACCTTAAGCACTAATCCCAACGCAACCATACTGACCGTTGGTGGTGTGAAGTTTGATCCATACACGACTGCGGAACCCTCACAAGGAATGTACTTCCGTGTGGACGTTGACTCACAGACAGAAATGGGCAGGGACGTGATGCAGGACACACTGGACTGGTGGGGCAGACAGGATCCTGAGATAATGGAGGAGGCCTTGGGCGACAAGGACAGGATAAGTCTGGACGCCATGATCCGGACCATCAACAAGTGGTCAGTAGGCGTTGATGTTTTCTGGTGTCAGGGACCATTGTTTGACTACGCCATTCTACAGAATTTATACACACAACTGGGACACCCACAACCATGGCAGTACTGGCAGATCAGAGACTCCAGGACACTGTTCAGTCTGGTGCCAAGAGATCCAAACGAGAAGAGGACAGGACTACACAACGCATTGGAGGACTGTTACTTCCAGGCCCGGAAAGTTCAGAAAGTTTATGCACAGTTAGGAATCAAGAATGCCAGATATTAAACAGCTCTACAAACGAATTGCAACAACAATATTGTTCTATCTGAGATTTGATCTGCAACTGCATTTCTTCTGGGGCATGTTCCTGACACTGTTCGCGGTGTTATGGCAACCATTCATATACCTGGGATTGGTGGCGACAGTGTTGAAGGAAGCACTGGACCTATGGAGCAAGGGACACTGGAGTTGGGACGATGTGGTGTTTGGCGTCGCGGGTTGCATCGTTGGTGCATACTTCGTGGGAGTGATCGCATGAAGTGGTACAGCATCGAGGATCTATACCACATAGAAGGTTTCAAGATACGGCACAGCAAGAACCCCAAGACCAAGTGGGTGCGATTGAAATGTGTCTACAAAATTAAAATTGGAAACAAAGTGGTACACGTGGGCAGGTCTGATACCTGCAAGAAACACGGTGGTGCGGAGAAGGTCAGGAAGGCCCTGGTAAATCTACTGGGCGTATGGGAATACAACCCAGCAGTGCCAAAGACCAAGACCTGGGATCAAATCAGGTTGCAACACAGACCAAATTCTAGTAATATAAAGATAGGAATTATAGAAACCAATGCCATCGAAAAAACCTATCTACAAGAAAGAATATGAACCCGTCGACAATGTAGACGAGAGCGTGTGGTTGGGCAATGACACGCCCATCATGGAGTCGGATTTCACTTTCGTTTTCAATGACCGATATCCCTGCGTTCCGGGACACAAATTATTCATACCAAAAGAAAATAATTCGCACTTTGTGGGCAGAACCTATGGCATGGCCTATGACTATGGAAATGAGCAGATCAGCAAAGGCAAGATAGACGGATTTAATATCGGCATGAACATGGGAATACCGGCCGGACAGACAATCATGTGGCCTCACATACACTTCATACCAAGACACAAAGGTGATGCCAAAAAGATAGGCGGAATGAGACACGCACACCCGGGTGCTGATCACAGGAAATATTACTGATGCCTAGGAAAGCAAGAAGGATCAATCCCATATATGTTTCGCCCGATGGCGGAGAAACGGTGTACGAGCAATTACCAAATGGTGACAGGATTTTGGTGGAACAATCACAGCAGGCCAAGGATGAGGAACGGGCATACGAGGAGTCGGAAATGGTGGGTGCAGAAGCAATAGCACTGCGGAGGAAGTATCCAACACTGCAAAAGGCCTGGGACAAATATCTCACCGTATGGCATTTAATCAACGGAAATGAGTGATATGTACAACTATTCCTATTTCATTTTTACCAGCAGTATACAGACGCCTGTGTGCGTTTAAAGGGGTGATTAAATAGCATTATGACCAAGTATGTTAGTATAATCGGCAACGGTGAAAGCCGTAGGGGATTTGACATCTCGCCATTGAAAATATTCAGCACGGTAATAGGTTGTAACGCAATCTACAGAGACTACGTCACTGAATATCTTGTTTGTGCTGACAGACATATGTGCCAGCAGGCCGTGAACGCGGTTGGTAAAGGCACCACTGTTTACACCAGGGACAACTGGGCGGACCAATTCGCACACTGGCCCAACGTAAAAAAATTTCCCGACCTACCTTATAAGGGAGAGCGGAGACAGGACGAGCCATTCCACTGGGGCACAGGCCCTTACGCAGGAGTGGTAGGACTTACTTTCAAACCCAAGGCCATATTCATGTTGGGTTTCGATCTACATCCGTTGGAAAAAGGCAAAATCAACAACATGTACACAGGATCGGAAGGTTACACATACATCAAGAGACCTGTTGATCCCAGTTACTGGATATACCAATTCCACAAGTTGATGGGATATTCAGATCCAGACACGCGATGGATAGTTGTGAACCATGATCGTTGGGAGATGCCAAAGGAATGGAGCCAGCACTCCAACGTGTTCCAGGAAACCTACGACGGCATGGCCCGGTTCATCAACAAGCAGTTGACAAAAAGCAAATAACATATAAAATTATAATATGATCAAACCGATGGTGGATCACCTGATGGTCCAACAACAAATAAAATCTCCGCACAAGAAATGGAAGCACATGGTGGGCGTGATGTGTCTGAATCTTACCTACAGGAAACATGTGAAGATAGTGTTACCAAAGTTGTTCGCAAGATATCCCAACCCGCGAGCGTACCTAAGAGGCAGATTGAAAACACAACAGGAAATGCTCAAACCGTTGGGCATGTGGGAGGTAAGGTCAAAAAGAATAAGACGGATGACGGCACAGTACCTTGAATGGGACGGCAAGGATGCCAATGACCTACACGGCATAGGCAAGTACGGAAGTGATAGTTACCAGATATTTTTTATGAATCGCATACCACCCAATGTCGAGGACAAGGAATTGAAGAAATACATTGACAATCTAGTAGGATAGTTTATAATAAGGATATGTTTGATAAAATAAAAGATGGAGATCTAGTTACTCTTAAATTGGCTTCAGGGGAAGAAGTCATCGCAAAATATCTCAGCAGGACCGACACACGATACGTCAGTATCGAGAAGGCACTTGTGCTGATGAATGGTCCGCAGGGTCTGGCATTTGGTACATTTTTCTCCACTGCTAAACAGGACGAACCGTTCAACATCGCCATCGACAAGTTGATTTCGATAGCACACATTAATGACAAGATCGCCGATGAATACAACAGGGTGTTCAGCAAGATCGAGGTTCCCAAGAAACCCAGCATCATAACCTAATGGCACACTTTGACAAGCACTCAACGAGCATCAAGGCCCTGGTAGATGTATCAGAAGCCATGCTGAACGCCATGGAGAAACACGGTATAGATCCAGAAACCGTGGCCAACAGGAACGAGTTCACTGTGATGATACACTTCCTTAAGAGTATCATAGACGGTGAGTTAAATATACCGAACGAACTGACGGATCGCATCAGAGACACAGCGTTCCAGATGGACATGGATCAGAAGTTGGACAAGAAGTTGAACTGATGATCGAGAGGACTCAAGACTTTCAACCCTCTATAAACACTCTGCAAGTCATCAACGCAAGGAGAAACGATGACTTACTACTCGACTAAAACATACGGACACAACATAGGACTAGCCTGCGTGTTCAGACAACCCAACGCAGACCACTCACACTGCCATTTGCTACACGGATACAGCCTCGCATTCAGATTCACATTCGGTTGCGATCGACTGGACAACAAGAACTGGGCGGTGGATTTCGGATCACTGAAGCCACTGAAGAAATGGTTGGAGGATCACTTCGATCACAAGACCGCTGTTGACATCAATGACCCACACCTGGACAAGTTAAAAGAACTTGAGAAACACGACCTAGCGGAGATCGTGGAGTTCGATGGTGTCGGTGCGGAGATGTTCGCCAAACACGCATTTGACTTCGCGGACAAGTTGGTCAGGGAAAAGACTGACAACAGATGTTACGTGGTGGAAGTGGAATGTATGGAACACGGAGCCAACAGTGCCATCTACAGAAAAGAATAAATTCATCCATGATATAGTTAGGGTGGGCCTGACCGAAAAGGCCTACTACTTCCAGATATACGACACCCCCTTAGGACACAGGTGGTTGGCGGCCTTGAAGGACAACCTTAAACAACAAAGAATATTAGAAAAGAACTTCTGCTTCCTTGGTTTCGCAGATTCAAAGAGGAATCTACAGCATCTCGTGGGTGAACTTAATAAAAGTATCGCCAAAATAAACTCCTTTGACTTCAGTCCAGCGTATGAAAAGATACATCCTTTCAGTGCTGACGATTTCCAGTACAGTTCAAGACTGCCGGTGGGCAAGAACAGTCCAGGTAAAAAACTCAAACACGAGGCCTGTAATTTACTGCATAGGTATTTCGAGGAACTACAGGGCACCGCCTGGCAAATGTCCGACTACTACAAACAGGCAGACGCAGAAACCAAATACGCGATCCGACAACTCAACAACATCTGCCACGAGATCGAAAGTTGGGTCAACGCCGACAGGAAAAAGGCATTCGAACCGGAATGGATGAGGCCATCTCAGATAACCACCTTTCTCAACGCACCCAGGCACGACCTACACGAAGAGGATTTTGAACTGTTCAAGGAAAACAGGTATGATAGGGAATTGGGTGGTGTGTACTTGCACTGGAGCCAGGTTGGCAAGACACTGTATGAAGTATTCAGAGATGAACACGCACCAAAGATGACCGAGGCGTTGTGTTCTGAGATCAACCACCAACGATATTATTCTGGTGAGTTTGATGTTGAGTGGGGTAAAACAATAACCGAGCAGGATGATTTCAAGAAGAAAGAGATGGACGAATACAGGTCATGGTTGGAAGACAACGGGTACGATTGGGAAGATCCGAAGTTGTCGCTTGGATACATCAAGATAGGACAGGTTGATCTACAGAGAACATTTGGCACAGATGCCTCCATACATAAGATACACAGAGTCATGAATGACAATTTGAACATAACCAGCATTAGGACAATATATGGACCGTCGGTAGAGACTGATTACCCATACACACTTGACGGAGATGAATGGAAACAGATACAGATAGAAGGGTTGAAGCGAGGATATGAATCACGTAGTGTGCGTTAAGTGGGGTAGCAAATATCCTTCAGTTTATGCTAACGTTCTTAAGAACATGGTGGCAAGGCACACAACGGTGCCCTATCAGTTCCACTGCCTAACAGATGATCCTAATGGATTGGATACAGACATCAACGCTGTAAAGTTGCCCAATGATCCATGGATCAAGTCCTGGTGGAGCAAACTATGGATGTTCGCACCCGAGATGCCCGTCAAGGGTAACATTTTGTTTTTTGATCTGGACGTTGTGATATTCGACAACATCGATCCACTGTTCACCCATACAGGAAAGTTCAATATCATAAGGGACTTCAACAGGTGTAGGATAAAAGACTGGAAACTGTCAAACTCCAGTTGTATGCGATGGGAGGCGGGCACGATGGACTATCTGTGGATGGACTTCAAGGACAGGTCAGCACAGGTCATGCAACAGAATCATGGAGATCAGGACTGGATAACGAAGAAGGCACACAATGATATCACTTGGTTCCCTGAGGAATGGATAAGATCATACAAATGGGAGATGATAGGTCTCAAAGACACAAAGTTATTGACAAAAGATGGGAAGAAATTCTTTCGGACACCTGCCAAGATAGAACCAGGCAACCGAGTGGCGGTTTTCCATGGTTCACCTAATCCCATGGAGTGTGCCGACCAATGGGTGGTGGACAACTGGAAGTGATGAGGAGTTACGGTAAAGTCAAAGTAAAGAAAGTTAAACCAGAGATGTCGGACGTCCCAGACGATTGCGGATACATGCAGAAATTTGCGTTCAACATCGATCTCAACTCAAATGGTGTCATGGGTGAATGTATAGAATGGTGCCAGGAAAATTGTGAAGGCAAGTGGGGATGGTGGTTCGAACCAGCGGGCGAGATAGAGAATCCCAAGAACCATTGGGAGCATCAGAACGCCTACATGAGTTTCGAGAAGAAACTGGATGCCACTAGGTTCTGGATGAGCGTTGGAATACAAAACAGTGGCAAGAGATAGAGATAATTAATAGTATGAAATGGTTTGATATTACAGATCCCGCTAAGGCACAGATGGAGAAACTGCTTTCAAAAAACCCTGACAAGTACGCAGTCAGCCTGGCCGTCAATGGCGGTGGTTGTGCTGGTTTCAAGTACGAATGGGGATTCATAGACAAAAAGGAAGATGTCAAAGAAGGTGATGAAATGACCGACTGGGGCACAGGAAGATTTGTCGTTGACGAGACTTCGATGCTGTACGTGGCGGGCACAAAGATTGACTGGATAGAGGAAACTTTTGGATCACAGTTTGAGATTTCAAATCCAAATTCGACCAGCGCCTGTGGTTGTGGAGAATCATTTGGCGTGTAATGGATACAGCATTCATAATAGGCAACGGTGAATCGAGAAACATCTTCCCAATAGATCACTTGAAAGGCAATGGAATCATATATGGTTGTAATGCCATATACAGGGATCATCCCATGCTGTGTGATCACATAGTGGCGGTGAACCCTCCCATGTACGAGGAACTGGCCAATTGGCACAACAACGGCAAGGAATCACCGAGTATCCATGGTCCTGATGATATCAGTGCTTGGAACTACCTGTGTGAAGATGACCATGAGATGGACGTGCCAGAGGGACTGAAGATATACAGGTTATGGCGTGGTGGTGACATAAAGAAAGGTGGCAAGATCAAAACGAACGACTTCTCCAAGGCACGTGGTTCCGGTTGCAGTGCGGTGTTGATGGCCGCGGAGTCCGGCATAAAGAACATAGTGATAATGGCGTTCGACATAATGGGTGCCCAACAATGGGAGATGGACACGCCCAGCAGGATACAGAACAACATCTACAAGAACAGCACAAACTATCCAGACAGGGCCAGCATGAAGGCCTACCTCAAGTATGAATGGATGTATCAACTGAGGCAGACGTTCAGGAAATTTCCCAAAACAAACTTCTATTTCATCAACCGCAAGGAATATCTTGAGGGCAATCCGTTCCTGCGTTGGTACTTTGATCAGCCAAATATAAAGTGTGGCATCTACGCTGACCTACAGAGATGGATAGACGGCCACAGGAACGACATCCGGTGGAGACAGTTATAGGGTCTTGGTACTGCTGGCGTCCAGTTGATACACCCGACGCATTTTGACGCCCACGCTTTGGGCAAACTTCTTGGAATCACAATTACTGCACACGTGCTTGTAGTCGTTTGAGGCACGAGCGGGATCCACCTTGGATTTGGGCCTCTGGAATGTCTCGGAACAGGCGTCACACCTGAACACGTAGATCATGTTCCGCCTTCGATAGTTGTGCATGACCCCGTACTTGCTCTCCCTCTTGTACAACTTGATGGTTTTAAGGGTTTCTACGAACATATTCGTATTTAATAAATACGAGTATCAGATTATGGCGAGAATTAATATAGATATAGGTGTACAGGGAAATCCAGCCACAGGCGATACTCTACGTACCGCTATGCAGAAAATCAACACGAATTTCACGGAAGTATACTCTTTGGTGAGGGATGGATCATCTGGTCTAATAGCCACTGATGTAACGAACGGTGACCTAAAACTACAGGCCAACGGAACAGGTTCTATAGAGATTGACACTTTATCAATACAAAACAGCACAATCTCAAGCATCACTACAAATTCGGACATCACGATCACTCCTAACGGAACAGGTAATGTTGTGTTAGGTAACTTTACTTTCAACGCAGATCAAACTGTGGGAGCCAGCGAAGACAACTACGTGTTCACGTACGATCACAGCACAGGCACCATAGGATTGGAAGCGTCAGCGGCAGGTGATGTCACAGCGAGTTCAACAACAACATTTACCAACAAGACATTCGACGCCAACGGCACGGGCAATAGTATTTCAAACATCGACATCGCGGACTTCACTTCGGGTGTGTTCCTTGACGAGGACAACATGGCATCAAACAGTGCCACAGCGATCGCATCACAACAGTCGATCAAGGCCTATGTTGATGCCGAGGATGCCAACATAGCATCAGACACATTGACATTCACCAACAAGACAATAGACGCCAACGGCACTGGAAATAGTATAAGCAATCTAGAAGTTGCGGACTTTGCCGCGGCCAGCATAGTGACAGCAGGTGAGGGCATAGGATCAAACAACAACGACACGACAATCCCAACATCAGCGGCTGTGAAAGCATACGCAGATTCAGTGGGCGGTGGTTCAACAGGTGACATAACATTCAACGGTTCAACTATTCAATCACCTTCAAACGCCGACATCACACTTGACCCATCGGGCACGGGCGGAGTTGTCGCACAGGGTCCGGTGACATTCAACGCCGGATACATTGAGAAGATCAATTCATTAACTTCGAGCTCGACCATCACAGTTGACTGTTCGGCGGCCAGCATACACACTGTCACATTAGGCACTAACACAGAATTCAACATCACCAACCTACCAACGGGTGGTTCAGTCACATTGATCATCACACAGGATGGCACAGGAACAAGGACGGCCACATTTGGCACTGACGGTTCAAGTGCTGTGAAGTTCCCATCCAACAGTAGCACACTATCCACAGGCGGTGGAGACATCGATGTCGTGACGATCATCAACGACGGAACCAACTTCCTGGGCAACATTGCCAAGGACTACAGGTCATCATAGGAGGACTGGATGCCTCTGGGTAAACACAGACACATCATCACAGTTGGCGGTAGCAATTGGAATCCTTCAGACAGCATCAGCACATCATTTTGGATAGACGGGGCGGACACTAACAGTTATACATTAAGTTCGAATGAGTACACTGCTGTGACAGATAAGTCAGGAAACTTCTCAACAATTACTATAACAGGAACACCTAATAACCTAACAGGCCTAAACGGTTATAACACATTTAGTTTTGATGGCGCGGAGGATTTTACAACAAGTTCGGAACAAGCAGTAGCATCAAGCGGAAATCATTGGTGTGCTGGAGTATTCCATTACACATCAGTTGACAACGTAAAAGACTCATTCTGGAGTGTGGAGAACAGCACAGTCTCGGCCAGTTCAAAGAGAGACTATGCTATCAGTGCCAGCAACGCCAGTACTTGGGATGGTGAGTTAGATCTGGATGGATTGAGTTCCGATAGAATCTCATCAACTATAGGCAACAGTCAAGCCTGGGACAGTGGTTTATCTAATCACACTTGGTATATTATTTCCCTTTTCTTAAACAAGACAGGCAATCAAATTGGTTGTAGAGTAAGTGGTGCTAACATATTCACCCCAGTCAACGACTATGACAATGCCATCAACACCAACCAGGACGTTAGAATTTGTAAAAACAGAGGCGGCAATCGACTTGCAGGCAAATGTGCGGAGTTTATGATGGTGGCTGACTTACCAGGTACGGGTGCAACAGATATCACAACACTCGAAAAGGCCGAGGGATACCTGGCGCACAAGTGGGGTTTGACCGGTAATCTGCCCAGTGATCATCCATTCAAGAACGTCTCTCCGTAACCATAAATACCATTAAATTATGGCACAGGAACTGATAAACATAGGTGTAACCGCGGACGACGGCACGGGCGATACCATAAGGCGTGCGGGCATCAAGATCAACAACAACTTCACGGAGTTGTACGCTGATCCGTTGGTTGCAACCAC